TCCACCCAGTAAGCCACAGCGATACTCAGAGCATCCAATCGGTCATCGTGAGTGATAGCCCCACGCTCGCGGGTGAGCCTCGACATTTGGTAAAAGAGGCTGTACTTCAACTGGCTCTCATGGGGGTACTTCTGGATCGTCTGGAAGTCGTCTTTAATGACATCAGGATCAACCACAAGCCTGTGACCACTCATACAGGCTCAAGGGTATCAATGATACGCTTCTCCTTCTGAGTGCTGTGTCGGACTTCCTCAAGGGAACACGGATAGATGCGTGTAAGAATAGGACGCATAAGTTCTGTGAACATACCGTCACCAAAGTTACTCTCGGACACGATGTAGTTCACCTTGTACTTCTTAGCTATCTCAGCAAGTTCTGTGAGTGTTGCTTCGGAGTAGCCTCCAGAGAGACCACCAGCAGCAGGAACGTAGAGTGTTCCATTAAGCATCTTAACAACTGCATATCCAGTCTCATCTCGACCTCGACCAGAGGGGTCAACCGCTAGGACGCTACCAGTGTACGGAACCATATCTCCGAGTGTCTTGAAGGGTCGGTAGTACCTCTCCCCTGCAAAGGCCACGTTGGGAACACTAGAGTCCCACTCACGGTCTGGATCACGAGCCCACACGTAACGCTCTGGAGCTACCTCGTTATCAATAGATGTTACGATGAGGTCAGAGATTTTCAAAGGGAACTTGTCCACATCTGAAAGCTTACTGTCCAACATAAATTGCATAGCGTAACCAGCAGACCCGTAGCTGATCTTTCGTTCCGCTAGGTCGATGTCTGAGAACCGTAGAGGCTCTGTGGCTTTACCTTTGTTCTCTATGTCCTCGCATACACCCGCTACGTTGCCGTTGTACGTCCTTGCGTTGTGATCTGGGGTAATGTGTACCGCAGGCCATATGCGTGTCCTGTAGCCCCTGTCTTGTAGCCTCGTGTAGATGCTGTCTTCTGTTTGAGGTGTTCCAAGGAAGATAACCTTGGAGTCGTCCTCTGGTTTCAAGATAGCGTCAAACTCTTTAACAGCCTCCGAGAGCTTCTCACGCATCAACATCGTGGCGCTGTTATTCGCCACCTCGATGTCATCTGCAATGATAAGGTCAGCACGAGAGCCTGTAAGCTGTGAGGTGATACCTAGGGACTTTACTGAGGGAGCGTGAGAGGCGGGCGCTGGGCCTACGTCGAAGCTTATCTTAGATTGTCTCTGGTTGTCCTTGGGTCTCAGGTGCTGGAGGATAACCATCTCGTTAATGAGCCTCAGCGTAAAGGTACTGAAGTCATCCGAGCGTGTCTTACTGGCAGACACCACAAGGATGTTCAGAGCTGGGTTTAAGAGGAGCTGGTGAACGACATACGCCGAACAAATCCAAGATTTACCACAGCCACGAAACGCCTGAATAATAGCCCGTTTCTCAGACCCTTGCATGTAATCCGCTATATCGTACTGGAGCGGTGTGGGTTCGGGTAGGTTCAATTGCTTCCAAACAAGAAAAAGGAAGTTCTTGAAATCTCGTAGCTGTGGGGGAATTTCCATGTATTACTTATTGCGACCTCGGTTATCCTTTTTGGATTGGATACGNAGGTTGCTTGATGCATTATTTAAAGGATTACGGTCTTTATGGTCAATATCTTTACCAGCTAGCTTAGAGGCTCCGTGTTTCTTTACAGCGAGCCTCCGAGCGGCCTTACGTCCATCATTTCTTCGACGTTGTTCAGGCTTCTTGTGGTAGGTATCGTATTCTTTTCGGTAATTACGTTCGCTCATATAAGTCTTACTGTGATGCCACTCTGTCCACACCTTCGTCGTTAAACGGAAGCATACTGACGAGGTTGGCTAAAGGGTTATCGTTGGAGACTGTAGCGTTAATCTGGTTGTCCTTGAGGAGCTGTCGGGCTGCGTTAAGGTCACTAGGGGATGCCTCGCCACTTTCGATGCGCTTAATAAACTCATCAATAAGTAGGTCTTGGAGGCCGTATAGTTTTTCGCTGCTATCGCTCATTTATTTAAAAATCTCTTTGTATATTTTAATAGCCAAATAACACATTGTTAGTACGCCCACTAAGATAGCGACGGAGGTGTTAATATGGTCAAGGGTTAAGGTTCCGAGGATGCCAGAGGTGGCAATGAACGGAGTGACGTAGGGGCTTTCTGGGAGCATTTTGGTTAATTCTTTGAGAGGGTTAAAATTTGATACAAGCAAGGAGGGCTACAGTGTGCATTACACTATCTCCTCACCAATTAGTTTAACTGTTGTTCCACCATCCAGTGTGTAAAACTCATATGTTGCTGTTTGAGACCCTGTTGGTACAAGGTTTGGCGTGTTGGTTACAGCAGCGGGTAATGTTAAAGTTGCGGCTACTGGTGTGTTAAATTGATATACAGTATCAGCACCATCACCGACAACATAAAGGTATTTACCATCATTACTAAAGGCCATGCCTTTTATCGTAATAGCGCCACCAGTAACACCATCTCCATCTTTTAGAACACCAGTGTTTAGTAGAGTAAGGTTAGAAGCGGCTACGTCATAAGCTGTGGATGCAGAATAAGAGTATGCATTAGTGCTTGCACTCGCTGTCCAAAAGCACTTAGTTCCATCGGTGTTCCATAAGAAGCTGTGAGGTGTGCCTTGCGCTACAAAGTTATTACTGCTTCCAGTGATTGTCAGCGTACTCAAGTCCCAAGCGGTGCTTAGTGTAGCCGCCCAAACCTTGTTATCATTCAAAAGTAACCAACACTGCAAGCCATCTGGTCTAAAGGTTATGTCGAGCACACCTTTAGCTGCTGTAGCGTAAGTGCTGTGGTATGTAGCCGTTGAGACATCCCAAGCTGTACTCATGGTGTACCTGTGTAACGCATCGCCATTACCACCAACAAAGAACATAGTCCCATCGGGGTTAAATGTTAAGGAGAATGGTACAGGTTCCTTAGCAGATATATCAAAGGAAACACCATCAGCGGAGGCCGTTGTTACATCCCAAGCGGTAGTCATTGTGAAAGCATGAACAGCGTCAGTAGTATTACACACAATCCAAAACCGTAACCCATCTGGTTTCATGTACAGGCCAGCCGAGTCTACTAAGGTGGGCGCACCGTTGGTTGAATTAGTAACAAGGAACTCCTCTGTTGCCTTAGTGACATTAGCAAAACTGTAGCCACTTGCTGCACCAGCAACGTAGCTATACCGCCAGTTAGCATTAGTAGGAACACTAGCGAAGCTAAGAGTTGTGTTGGCTGTGAGTGTACCTTGATCAAAGAAGTTATAACTCCCCACATCCAAACTAGGAGTAGCACCCGTTACTGCCACAGGGTTAAAAGGTGCTGTGCTAATGCCATCAGCCCCATCAGCACCCGCCGCGCCTGTAGCACCTTGAGCGCCTGTTTCACCTAACGATAAAGCACCAGTGCTAGCATTCTCAGAAACCTCTTGAGCCACAAACAGACCTTGTTGGTAAGCTGTGTCGAGGTCACTCTCAGACAACCGTGAGCCGTTCTGGAAGTCCACTAGCTGTGTTGTTCCTGTGTTACGCCACACACGTATCTTTTGGAAAGCACTGGGTGCTCCACTGAGAGTGATGGTCTTTGCCACAGCGTCACGGGAAGAAACTGTTAGGTCACTCCAAGTGGTTCCGTTGTAGCCCTTCACGTTGACGTCTGTAATAGACAGAACGTTAAAAGGTACGCTGTAGGTGGTTGCTGTTAGTCCTGATGCATATTCGATGTAGCTGTTAGCCATAAGTTGTAGGGGGTTATTGGATGTTGAGGGATTCCAGAAGGCTTTCAGGTTGCTCGGAGAATGCCTCGCGTTCCTTTAAGATGTCATAGATGTTGTTTCCTTCGCTATCTACATAATCTGATAGCAAATTGGAGTTGAGGATTCTTTCACGAGCGGCACTACGGTACTCAGAGATGATGTCTTTAATCATCTCCACGCCTTCATTGGCCTCAGTACCTTGTTCGTTTTTCTCGTAGCCTTTCTTGTATTCACGTTTGAAGTCACCAGTCTTTACTAGCTTGTTCAACGTTTGGCGTAGTGTCTTACCTCCTAAACGAGTCTCACTTATGAGCTGTCCGTAGAAGCTGTAGAGGTCTTCGTTAGTGTCTGGGTCTACGAAGTTCTTTAGCTTCAGCCCAGAGACGCTCGTAGGCACATCAGAGACGCTCCTGAAGCTCATAGCGTCCTCTAGGAGAATATCGTCAATGGCTTCACGTTCTGGGACTTTCTTACCAGCGAACGGAAGGACATAACTTGCTAGGGAAGGTTCCTCTTTAATTTTAGGTTCCCCTAGAAGAGTTAAGCGATAGTTGCCTGTCTCTTGTCCTAGGGATGCACTCAGAGTGGTATCAAAGAACTCCCCAGCAGTCGTATTTGTAACAAACTCTTCATCAAATTTGTTAAAGTTACGTACTTCAGCAGGGACAGGGATAAGAGAACGAAAGACACCCATCACGCCACGTTCTTGCGTGTCAGGATTGGGGGACATAATCTGCGTCATGTAGCGAGCGCCTGTAGCAAACGGGGAGTCCGTCGCAATAGACTTAGTAACGGATGTAAGGAACTGTGTCATTGTTTGGTCTTCGGTGAGACCTCCCGCTTCCTTAGCAGCTTCGCGGCGTGCGTAGTCAGCCCCAAGAGCAAAGACGCCCTTGAGTGGCTCAAAGTATTTAAAGTCATACTCAGAGCCTCCCATCACAATCTTCCAGCTATTAGGAGCCCCCTGTACCTTTTGGACTGCTCGTTTTTGGTCTTCGGTCATCCAAGAGTCAGTACCCGCAACCTGTCCGTTCTTAGCCATCTCGTAGCCAAGGAAGAACAGCCCAGCGCCCACTCCGAGCTTCCCTAGGTCTTCGTAGTCCTTTTGCATCTTGAGGTCTTTGACATCTGCAAGTGAAGCTTCTAGCTCCGACAGTTTCTTTTCAGCGGTCTGGGCCACATCAGTGTCTTTAGACTTTAGAAGTGCTTGCTGTTCTTTGATGTCTAGCTCTAGGTTTGAAATCTTTTTGTTATACTTACCAAAGGTAGCAACACTTCCCATCTTGGTTTCAGCTTTGCGAGCCACTCCACCAGCTATGTTTTTACCAACATTCAAAGGAGCAGCAATGTAGGATAGATTAGCACTCAAGGCACGCATAGGAACACCAATGAACACAAATAGTGTCCTAGCAAGTAGTCCTACTTCATCCATGTTACCTGATGTTTTCACCAATGCTGAAATAAGACCATCTGTTAAATCCTTACGGATGTCATTTGGGTCTAAATCCATAGCACGAAAATGGTCACGACGAGCTGTGTTAAAGATGTCTGCATACTCAGGGTCATACTTAGCTTGTAAGCCTTCACGAGAACGGTCAAAGGCTCCCTCCATATATTCCTCAGAGGATTTCCAGACGTTATCTGCGCCATCATCAATAGCTTTCTTTATGCCTTTAGCACGTGCAGCTCGCATCGAGTGAGCAATCAGAGAGATTTCCTCAAGACCACCAATAAGCGAGATACCATAATCAAAGAAGAAGGCAGGAACTTGTGCTGGTTTACTGTTGAGGATAGTCGCTTTAGCTTTAAGGTATTTACGAGCCAACTCTGACTTCGCTTCTAGTACCTCTTGACGGCGTTGGGCTTGCTTGATGCGTTTCTTAACACGGTGGTTAGGCTCAGAGGCTTCCGCAAGTTGGTCTTTAATGTAAGCGTTACGGTCACGATAAAGGAAGTTACTGTCTCCCTTGTTCAAGATAGTATCCTTAGAGGAACGCAGGGTGTCCCCTAGGTGCTTTGTAATCATCCGAACGTACTCATAGGTTCCTGAGATGTCAGCCGCTGCATATTGAATGCGACGAGAAATAGACACATCTTTTAGCTGAGCCGCTTTAGCAATGTTGTAAGGCGTGTTGATTATAGGACGAACTACCGCCATAAAGGTAGCCGAAGGAACGCCTACGAAAGCTGTCTTAGCTTGGTTAAGCATTTGTACTAGGCGTAGCGTAAAGTACCCATCAACGGCTTGCTGGAATACACCTACACGTTCCCCTGTAAAGGTCTTAGCAACTTGGTCAGCGATAGCGTCTAGCTTCTCTTCCTTGGTAAGCTTAGGAGCCCCTTCCGCACGTGTCTTGGCGTCTTGAGCCACGCTCTTAGCGAGCCGAGGGTCAATCGCTACATCTTCGTCTACAAGCTTCTGTAGCATTCCTTTGAGAACGATAAGGTCTTCTGTGCGCTTGTTGCCAGCAGCAGTGATACCAGCAGCGTAGTCCGTAGTGCCGTTGTCTTGGGCTTGACGGGTGTTTGCTTGTAGCTCTGAGCCCTGTGCGTAGTCCTTCTTGGAGATAGCGCGGTCAAATGCAATGTACCTGTCGATGCGGCTAAGGATTTTCTTAGCACCCTCAATGTCCTTCGTCTTTAAGAGATTATTGATGTCACCAAAGAACTCTTTTGCCACCACTCGGAAATGTTTCTTAACCTTACGGGTAACACGAGCACCTTTGCCTCCTGTACGGTCACCTGTGAGGATTTCATCAATGGCTGCTATAGAAGCGTCAATAGGGTCAGCTTCGGGAGCCACTTCGGGTGTCACTGGAGCGGGGGTAGCTTCTGGGGTTTCTGGGTTTTTAATTTTGTTTGTTCTATCAATCCAGTCAAGAGCTTCCTTTTTAGTAGGGAAAGCCTCTAAGCCATCATCATCCATGCTAACTAGCCACGTGTCCCTTTTAGGAACCTCTCTGAATGCAGCGCGTGACTCAATGTATAACTCTCTACCATCCTTAGCATTTACTTTATAACCTGATATCCTTCTTACATTGCTTCCTTGTTTATAATTTGGATTTATGTCTGGAGTTACTACGTTTTCTGTAGGAGCGGGGGTAGCCTCTGGAGTGTCTTTAGGCTTACCTACATTGTCATAGTCCTTTGGTTCCATTAACCATCGGTCTTTTCCAATCTCTTCTTTAACCTCAAAGCCTCGACGTTC